AAAGTCCACCCCCATGATGAATTGTAAATCTGCTGTAAGACCATAAAAATGAAGTCATGGTCAGAAACAGACAGCAGACAGATTCCTGAAAATTCTACACGTCATAAATTATAGCATATCAGTCCTTCAAATTGAATAAAGCTTGAATAAATATGGAATAACAAAATGTGTACGGAATGTATCGGAAATGTATAGAATATCATACATATTTGACATAAGCCGCAGCTTTGTTTATAATCTCCTTTGTTATCGAGGTGTGGCCCAGTTTGGTGGGGCACCTGGTTTGGGACCAGGGGGTCGCAGGTTCGAATCCTGTCACCTCGATTTTTTTGTGGGTAATTAAAAATGCTAGGAAATACCGAAACCCCCAGATGTATCAAGGGTTTGTGGCATAACTGACAGTTAGCAAGGACAACCGAAAAAATAAAAAAATCACTCAGATTTTCCCAAAATGCAACACAAATGCAACACGAAATGCAACATAAAAAAGGAGCGGATTCTGTCCGCTCCTGATTCGTTTTCAGCCGTTTTTGAAAAACTTTTTGTCGAAATAGGAATTTTTTTTGTCAGTGAAGGTCTTCTGCTTATCCGAAAGGGTGTTCCGGTAGACGGCCTTGAGAGTGGAGTCGGTTGACCAGCCACCCTGTGCCATGATGTACTGGTCCGGTATGCCTATGGCATGCATTATCGAAGCAGAGTAGTGCCGCAGGTCGTGGAAACGACATTTCAGTCCCAAACGGTCACGGAGCTTGCAGAATTTGTTCGTGATGGATGTGGGCGTTCCCTTGTAGATGTATTCTTCCGGCTCTCCGTGTCCGATCAGCTCCATTACGGCAGCAGGAAGCTGGACACGGCGTATGGAAGAGCTGTTCTTCGGCATGTCCTTGTGTATCCATTGATGATCAGAGTCCATAACCACATCAGAATGGACATATACGGCGTTGAAGTCGTAAAGCACATCCTTGTATTTGAGTCCGCATATCTCGCCCCTGCGGAGTGTTCCGAGGGCAGAGAGGGCGATGCAGAGCTTTAAGCGTGGAGTGGCATTGTCCATAAGGAGTGATATCTGCTTGTCCGTAGGAATGTCGAAATCGGCCGGAGCACGGGCAGGAAGCGTCACACGATACACTTTATCGGAATAGACATGAATGGATGCCAGAACGAGCCCGTATGCGTTTCTGACGGACTTGGGAGAAAGCCTGCCGGCAAGGTCATCCACATAACGCTGCAGGTCTTCGGAAGAGATGTCGCTTATGGGGATGTTCTTTATCATGTCGGTGTTGTTCTGCTGGTCTGCCTTGTAGGTCTTCAGCGTGGAAGGGGAGAGCGTGTTCTTCCTGGAAGAGATGTACCGCTCAATGGCATCGCCCACCGTCAGCTTGCCGCTCCGGATCCTGTCCTTGTTGTTCGCAAACTGTGCGGCCTTTAGCTCGGCCTCTGCCTTTGTGGAAGCCGTGAAGGACTCATACCGGCGTTTTTTCACGCCGTCAACCTGTTCAAAATGGGAGAAAACGAGCACTCGCCATGTCCCTGATTTGAGTTTCTTTGCTTTTGCCATAGGATCACCTCCGTTCTGTAGAGTTTTTCTATTGTTCAAGCAGATCTATAAGTTTGTCTATATCGGTGCAGAAAGACGGATGGGTACCCGTCTCATAAGCAATCAGATAGTTCTGGCACTCGGTTATTATTTGTTTTTCGTTTGTGTCAATGATATTTTTCACCATTGTGGTATATTTGTCCCCAGCTATCCGGTAGCGTAGAATGTATTTTTTCGATACTGGAAACATTTTAATATAATGCAGACCGTGGTGATTGCCTGGCTTTGTTGTAGAACGCGGTGGCAAAGCAAAGTATGATCCTGACGGAGCCGTACCGCTTATGTTGGAACGGAGCGGGATGGCAAAAGAATGTCGTTTGCCCTTATAGATCAGCCTTGCAATCAGGACACATGGTCTGCGTTCCTTGATAAGCATTTCTGGATCAACTGAAAAGAGATTTATAAGATCTGGATGAATAGCAACAAGTTTCATAATTAGCCTCCTAAAAATAAAAGTGCCTACAGATAATCTGCAGGCACAATACATGTGGATGATATTCTACGCTGTAGCATCCCGTCATCCGCGGAGATAAACATACAAGTTCGGTATATTCTGACCGTACCGAGCGGTATCCTTGTACCTTTAGTATATATGCAGTTTTCGATTTTTGTCAATGTTTTTTGATTAACTCTCGGTTGTCAAAAATAACTAACAGTTGCGTATATCACATTACCTACGCAGTAATATCTCCATTTTCCGTATCTTCTGCATCTTCCGTGTATTCAGGAGAGTTCCCTAACAATTTCACATACTTTCTGGCATCCTGTTTTCCCTCTTCATTAAGCTTGTCATAGTTGGCCAGAAGCTCTTCCTTGTCAGGGGAGAGGGCCGGAGCGGGAGCAGGGGAAGAGGAGGGCGTATTGGCAGCAGAGGACATTCCGTTAGAGAATCCCATAACCCATTCTGGGGATAAATCGAAGGCAGCAGCAATCTTTTTTGCTGTAAGGCTTGAAGGCGTATTCTTTCCGTTAACATATTGAGAAACAGAACCGGTATTCAGACCAGTTCTTTGCGCAAATTCTTTTTGATTGCCGTTGCAACGGAGTTTTATTAGGTCTCTTATTCTTTCTCTACTAATTTGTTCGTATTTTGACAATTCCTTAGATTTATTCATGGTATAAAGCCCCCTTTTATTGTATTTTATCACATGATTAAACGAACATAAATAAAAAATTTAACTAAATTTAACTTTTAGTGTTGACAAGTTAAATTTAACATGTTAAACTCTCAAACAAGAAAGGAGGAGATGCAAATGCAGCGTTATCCCAAACTACGAGGAAGGATAGTTGAAAAGTTCGGAACAATAGATAATTTTGGAAAAAACCTTGATATCTCAATTGTTTCAATATCTAAGAAATTGAATGGAACAACAGGTTTTTCCCAGGCCGATATCATTGAGTGGTCAAAACTTCTGGGAATAGAGATGAATGAAGTGGGCAATTATTTTTTTGACAATTGAATTTAACAAGTTAAACCTTTCTGTTATCCTACGGACAACAGAAAAATAACACTCTTGACAGAGTGTTATTAACAAATCCCAAGGGTAAAGGAGGTAAGCAATGTCGAAGAAGCTTGATATCACGGCCAGGGCAACGACTGTGTGGCTGGAAGAAAGTCTTATGGAAAAACTGCGTGATTACGCCTACACAGAACGCATCAGCGTAAAGGAAGCTATCAGCAGAGCCATAGAAGCGTATCTAAAGGACAAGGAAATCATAAAGCGGCCGGAGAGATAGATGAAAAGGTAATCACTGCTATGTGCAGCGAGTAGAAAGCGAGGGATGAAGGGATGAAGGAATGGGATGACATAAAAGGGGTTATGTGGCTTGAAAAATGGCCGCTGACAGATGCCAGAAGCGGAAAACTGAAGCTTCCGTCAGGTGTTGACTGTTCCGTAGTGGCCGGACGCAACGAGGAAGGCTGGGAACATGTAAGCGTTGCATTATACGCCAGAAGGCTGCCGAAATGGGACGAGATGTGCTACATCAAGGATCTGTTCTGGAACGAGGATGAAGATGTGGTGCAGATACATCCCAAGAAAAGCGAGTATGCGAACATTGCTGAAGCATTGCACTTGTGGCGTCCGAAGGACGGCGACTGGGCAATCATGGGGAGGGGTTGAAGGATGAAGAATGATTAGGCGAGAAGGCAAGCCAAAAAGAATCGAAACCTTTGCAGACCTTATCCAGCACGTGCAGAAGATAGACCTCGAAAATACAGAGGCGTTCGTGCTGGAGGATGCAAAGGGCAACAGATACAGGTTCGTAAAAAAAGAGACGAAGCCACGACAGAAACGGCAACAACCGCACCAAATGACAATAATTGAAATCATAGGAGGCGCAAATGTGAATGGATGCGAAGATGCAGAAAGCAATCGCAAACGCAGATTTATCTAGATATATCCGACGATGAGCTTGAACAGGCACATATCAAGTACGTCAGGTAGGAAAGGAGGAAGCCTATGAATAAAGCGTGGGAAACCATTATGACGGCAATGATAAGGATGCATATCACAAACATTTCGGAACTTGCCCGCCGTATAGGTGTGCAGCCCGCAACCCTCCAGAAGAATGTACGGGATCCGGGCACCATGTCAATAGGACGGCTCAGGACCGTAGCTGATTACACACAGATGTCGGATGCAGAGATTGCAGCGGTGGTGAGATCCGCACCACACAGATAAGGAGGAAATATGACCACAAGGGAAAAGATGCTAAGACTCAGAACAAAGGCAGCAGAGCTTCGCCACAAAAGACGGAGGGTAAAGTCAGAGAACATAAGGGAGAGGTACAGGGCAGAGGCTGACTTCTGGGACGGTGTAGCTGATGACCTTCAGGAACTCCTTGTTATCAAGTCACACAGGGAGGCAGTAAATGAATAAGCGTATAAGGATCCTTGCGATGGCATTCGGAATACTTCTTGGCATGATAGCAGGATACTTTATATGGGGCGGGATCATATGATTCTGCACACAGAAACCATGGAGGAATAAATGAGGCTATGCTGTCGCAGCCCTACAAGGAGAGATTATGTCAAACAATCCCACATTAAGACAATTAGTAAGCGCCCTTCCGAAGGAACAACGCATCTGCATTATCAGAAACCGCGAAGCTATATATGCCGGGTTCTGTGCGGATATTGTAGCTCCGCTCGGAAAAGATGCGGCCAACCCGATAGAGACGCTTATGAGCCACTATGTCAGCAAAATTGTCACAGATACGGAAGTAAGGCATAAGGACTGGAAGAATAATGGATATACAGCCCCTATGGAGCCGGAAGCGACACCGGACTATGAGTTCAAGGATTTGGAACAGAAGACATATCTGAAGATATACATCTGAGGGAGGGAGACCGTGAACATATTAGGGATACTGTTGATTTTTATCGTTATGGCAGCAGAACCGGAAGATACGGAACCGGAGATGGAGCTGATCCGGACAACAGTCTACGACGGCCCGTCAGACCATACATCAACCGGAAGGAAGGCAGAATATGGCATAGTAGCCTTTGATCCGGCCTATTACGGCAGAACCTGCATCCTCTACACAGAGGATATGCAGTATATCGGGATATTCGAGTGCCAGGATACGGGGGGCACAAGGTTCGGACGGGGCAGGTGATGGACGTTTATTGTCCGAACAGACAGGCTTGTTACGACTGGGTAGCAGAGAACGGTGAATACTGCTACGTACAGTGGGTAGATGCAGAAGGCTGAGATATGAGCGATATCAGGATTTATCTGAAAAATTCAACAAGACAGATCAAGGCATCAAAGCGAAGGGGAATGTACCTGCTCGCATGCAGATCAAAGAACGGCGAAGAAGTAACATGTCCCACGCCGCCCATAGTATTTAAGGCTTCATCAGCGTGGCTTCAGACTGAGGCCATGCTGCTTACGGAAGCGCTCCGCAGGGTGAAGAAACCCTGCACCATAGAACTTTATAGTGAGAACACGCAGCTTGACGCGCTTTTACATAAATGGATCCCGACATGGGAAGGGAAGGACTGGAAAAAGTCCGACGGCGGAGACGTGCCGGAAATATACAGAGATCTTGCGGAACTGGCCAGACCGCATGAAATAAAAGTAACCAATGAACGACATGAGTATGCCTCATGGATGGAGACTCAGATGAAGGGAGAAGGAATATGTACGACAGATTTGGAGAATTTGATTCTTATGAGGAGATCAACAGGGCAGCAGAAGGCCTGAAGGAAGAGGGGGACATTGAGAGCCTTAAAGTACTTGCCGAAGAAAACGGGCTGGATCCGGAAGACGCAGAGGACTACATGAACGATAACCTTTACGGACTCTTCTGCAATGAGATCCAGGCGGCCCTGGGCAAGATAAAGGTGGAATGCGAAGCCCTTAAGCCTAAGGATCTTATGGAGGACTGGGTGGACTACCTGCAGACCATTGTCATGGACGAAAGCGACATAGCTCAGGCCGTAAGGAAGAAAGGAAAGAGCATGGCCGGAATGATGGCGGCGCTGCTAAAGTGGTCATTTGATCACCAGCAGTCCATACCGGACGACATAAAAAAGGCAGCGGGAGTATCGGCTGGCAAGGTGACATTCGGGATACCCTGCATGGCTGACGCAAAACGCATAATCAGGGAATATTACCTGGGAGGTGGAGAAAAGTGAGCAAAGAACCTCCGAAGATGCCCCGGATGCGGAATATCCCGAAAAGATCATACGCATGGGCAGAAGATCTACTGCCGGACAAATATATCCTTTTTTACAAAAGAAAAACAAGCACAGCGACAGTCACCTGTTCAGCCTGCGGAGGGACTTACGAAGGCAGGACAGGCTATCCGGAGACTTTAGAACAGCAGGCGCAGAGGCATATTGAGATTCCGTACCACAATACAAAGGGACAGTGCATCCTGTGTCATGCGGTAGGTACTTACAAGAGCGAAGGCAGGTGCCGGTCAGAATTCCATCCATCCGTAGGCTGGGTGACAGGACAGAAGATGGGTGATGACTTCGTATTCCGCGCATTCACTACGACTGCGCTGACGGGCAAGTGCATGAAGACGGAAATACAGCACCATGAATATGCTCGCATTTTTCTTCGCAAAGGTAAAAAGCCCGAAAAATGGTACTGCTGGACTGACTACTGGGCAGGCAAGGAGCAGCCCACATGGCATCCGTACAACATAGGCGGCATGAACAACATAAGCATAATAAGGTGGCACTACGATCCGTATTACAGAAAAGAACTGGACAAGACCTGGATGAGATACGGACTTCTCCGGCCTTCATACGATCCCCTTGACTACTACGAGGCGCTGTCATGGCATCCGGCGCTTGAGATGTTCCAGAAGAGCGGGATGACGGAGCTGGAAAAGCAGGTGATCAGAGGGTACTCGATCCACTGGAACACAAGATCGAAGACGCCGGCAGGGCTTCTCAGGATACGTAAGGACAGGCTCAAGGAACTGAAGGACCTGAGAGGTGAAAGAAAATATCTGTTGGCTTTTCAGGCAGAATGCAAGAGCGGCAGACGCTGGACTTCCGAGGAGATAGAGGAGCATATATACCTCGAACAGTTCTGGGACAAAAGGGATAAGGAAGTCATGCAGGAAGTTTTTAAGCATACCACGATAAAAAAATGACCGACTACCTTGAGATAGCACAGGAAGCGCCAAGGTATCTTTACATCGATTATATCCGCATGCGGATGGATGAAGGATACGACCTGAGTAATTCCGTGTATCTCTTTCCAAGGGATCTGCAGAGCGCCCATAACGAGCTGGTATTGCAGCGGGAAAGCGCAAAGCTGGATAAACGCATAAAGGAAGCGGAAGAGACCTATGCAGACATAAAGAGAAGGTACAGGAAGACTGCGAAGATGTATTCTTTCGAGTCTGACGGCTATCTGATCCGCCCGGCAAAGTGCGCCGGCGAGATAGTGATGGAGGGAAGGCTCATGCACCACTGCGTAGGCGGGAACAACTACCTTGAAAAGCACGCAAAAGGGAAAAGCTTCATCCTGCTCATGAGGAAGAAAGAAAAGCCGGAAGAACCATACGTAACCATAGAAATAAAGGATAAAGAGATAGTCCAGTGGTACGAAGCTTACGACAAGAAGCCTCACGAAGATGAGATACAGCCATGGCTGGACGGCTATATAAAATACCTGGAGGGAAAGAAGAATGGAAGAACACGCAATAAAGTATCAGCAGACATATAACGAGTTCAAGATAGAGTTTGATTACGAGGAAGCTGAGCTCAAGAAAAATATGGAAAGGACAGCTGGGAGCTTTGTCCGTATCGGCTATCTTCTGAAAGTGGCAAGGGACACTGACATCCTGAAGGATTCGGGATACAGCAGTTATGTTGAGTTTGCAGAGCAGGAATATAAACTCGACAAGTCCCAGGTATCCCGCTTCATAAATATCAACGACAAGTATTCCAAGGGCGGAAATTCTGAAGAACTGGATGACAGATACAAAGGATTCGAGTACTCGAAACTTGCTATCATGCTGACTCTTCCGGACAAGTTGGCAGAGGAACTGACACCGGAATACACAAAATCAGAGATCCAGGCCATCAAGGAAGAGGTAGAGGAAGAAAAGAAGATCACGGACATAGAGGTCATGATGGAGGATAGGGATAAGACACCGAAGGATTTTTCCACTGTAGACCTCGCGCTCTTCTATATTCTCGAGAAAGAGCCCGAACTTTTCGTAAAGCTGGCAGATGAGCATTTCTTCGGAATAAACCCGAGGAACGAGCGCATACCGGAGATTATGGCACCGGCCGGAGCAAAGACATACTCCGTAAGGATACCGGGGCTTGGAAAGTATATGCTCATATTTAAGGACGGGGATATAAGCCTTATGAGCATAAGGTCCGGCATGAAGATAAAGATGTCTGCAGACGAACTGGGGCAGTCCCTTACAAAGATCTATGACGTAAATGAAGAAAAGGATGATCAGGAAGACAAGCTGGACAGCTCCGAAGACCTCTGGGAGCACATCTATAACGCTAAATTCCCTAAAAAAGAGGAAGTTGCACCGGTGCAACAGCCAAAGGAGAAGAAGAAAGAGTCGAAAGTGTCATCTTCAAAGCCTGAAAAGTTGAAATATGAGAAACCGGAGATAATCGAAGAGCCGAAAAAGCCAGTATCCAAGACGAAGGAAGGGGATTCCGAAAATGAAGAATCCCATGAAACGGGCGTTTCAGAGGCGAAAAATGAAGAAAAGCCCGAATCCACTACGTGGAGCGGTGATGAAGAAAATAAAAAAGAGCCTGAAACGGAGACTGACGACCTTTCCCTGGATAACCCCGAGAATGACAGATATGAGTACATGGAGCCGGATCGGACCATAGAAGCTCTTGAAGAAATACTTTCAGACTATGAGAGGGCAGTGGACCGCCTGAATTACGAATACGCAAACTTGACCTTCGACTCTGGTGACGCAAAAGCGATATATAACGCAGTACAGGAGCTTAAGTACATGAAGAAACTTGGCGGCAGCAGGAGGTAGGCATGAAAAACGACTATTTGCAGGTGATGATAGAGGCTATCAGGCAAAACGGCTACAAAATGCAGACCATGGTTGCGATAGAGGAGATGTCGGAACTGACAAAAGAGCTGGTCAAGTTTATGAGGGGCGAGCACAACACCGATGCCATAGCAGAGGAAATTGTTGATGTGGAGATCATGCTTCGCCAGATGAAGATCATATATGGCATAAAAGATGAAGATGTGGAGAAACTCATGGTCATAAAGCTGGAACGGCTTAAGGAAAGACTGGAGGGCAGAAAGAATGGCTGAAAAAAGGGAAATAAGCAATCATTATACCGCAATGGCAACAGCGTGGATAAATAACAGAGAAGAGCTCCGTCATTTGAAGGATGCCACCATAGTATATCTGGAAAGCGACCACAGAAAAAAGAGTAAACGCAGGAAAGTATTCGGACTCTGCGAGAAGGTCCAGGACAAAAATAAATGGGCGATACCGGCAGACTTCACCATCACATTCTACAAGCCGCATATGGAGCTTTTGTCAGAATGGCAGCAGGAAATAGTGGTTTACCACGAACTGCTTCATGTAGGTTTTTCGGGTGAAGATGAACCCATGAGCACAGTACCTCATGATATGGAAGATTTCCGCAAGGTGATCGATATGTTCGGAGCGCACTGGGATGAAGATGACGCAGACCTGCTCAATAAAGACCTGCTTGGCGAAATCGACCGAAGGACCGCATGGCTGGAAGAGTCGGAGAACTCGAAAGGAGGAAGAAGTAATGACGCTGGATGAAGCGATTAAGCATAGTGAGAATGCCGTTCTGTCCAAGATGTGGGACAGAATTGTCATGGGAGGTGGAAAACGGTGGAGGAACTTGAGAAACCGAGAACTGTTGCGGAGGAGATAGAGTGATGCGAAAGATGAAAAGGCCAGACTACAAAGGATCAAGGGATGAAATTGTTAGATTAAGCATCGAAGCAAGATTCACGGCCAAAATTAAGCTTAAGCTCCATTGCCAAACTGATCCTTGCGTCTTCTTCAAGAGCGATACTGAGTATTGGGTTGAGTGTCCCGTTTGCAAATTAAAGACAAAGCCGTTTAAACATCAATATGAGGCAAAGCAGGAGTGGAATTGGTTAATAGATGAAATCAATAATGCAGGACGAAAATGAGCGGGTGTGCTACATATGCTCCCGGATGTTCGACGATTACACATGCCGGGAGCCCCTGCACACCCATCACGTGATATACGGCAGGAGCGGGAGGCCTTTATCCGAGCATTACGGCCTTAAGGTCTACCTCTGCCTGCGCCACCATGAAGGCGACATAAACGGCTCAAAGGATGCCGTTCACGGCGGAGGCAGGGCAGAGGATTTGTGGCTTAAGATGAAAGCCCAGATAGCCTGGGAAAAGCTCTACACCGATAAGCCCGGCTCCGAGGATGCACACATGACATTCCGGGAGATCTTCGGGCAAAATTATCTGTAGTTTCTTCTATATAAATGCAAAAGGCGGCACAGGCCGCATAGATGCATTATTAACATATTAAAGTTAGGAACAGTCTATGGCATATACCGAAGTTGTAATCAGAACCCCCTGGGGAAATGAACACCGTTGTTACTGGGCAGGTAATTACGGGAAAAAAGGGGAAAAGCGCGCGAAGAGGAATAAGGCAACCCCCGAGCAGATAAAAAATCAGAACCAGAAGAACAAGGAGAACAGGATCCGGAGACTGATCCAGATGAACTTTGATGAGGGAGACTACTGGCTAACGCTTAAGTACCCGAAGGGAACAAGAAAGCACTTTGAGGAAGTACTTAAAGACTTCAAGAGGTTCAGGGATATCATGAGAAAGCATTACGCGAAAAAGGATATCCCCTTCAAGTACATCTATCGGGTGGAGATCGGAAGGCTTGGAGGCATCCACATCCATCTAATTATGAGCAGGCTGGGAGAGGATGGCTATAAGCTCCTCTCCGGAGCGTGGACGAAGGCAAGGAAGGCAACAGACCTTGAGGACATGCTGGCAGAGTATACGGACGGCATGACTCACATCGAATATGTGCACCGCATAAAGGACGGCAAGATGAGCGACGGCCGCGAGCTGGCTGAGTACATCGCAAAGCCGCAGCCTGATACCCTGGATGATGGAACGGAAATCCCAAAGGAAGAGCTTAAGCAGGTCAGCAAGTACGGATGCAGCCGCAACCTGATCCAGCCTGTCCCGGAGGTACACACCTACAGCCATTGGACTATGCGCCGGATCCTTGAACAGGGTGCGGAGGGGCTCAACATGACCACGAACCGTCACCGTACTGACGGGTACATAATCGACAAGGAATCATGGGTGCAGGGTATCAATCCTATAACCGGACTGTCATACCTGCATTACACGGAGTTTCCGGTAAGGAGGAAGAAGGAATGACAGATATTGATACGGCAATCGCCTATTATGAAGAAATCGCAAATAACTTTGAAAAATACAAGCGTATTCATTGCGTAACAGAGTATCAACTAAAAAAGGCGTCACAATCGGGGCAGATTGTAGAGTGGCTGAAAGAGCTGAAAGCGTACAGGGAGCAGGACGGTGATGCTATCAGTAGACAAGCGGCGATTGACGGAGCAGATGTCATCATAGCGAGGGACACAAGTGGCAACAATGATGTGGTGAAAGCGATGACTGCATGGAAAAGCTACGTTGAGGGATTACCACCCGTCACACCACAGCAAAAAACAGCAAAACACAGCAAAACACAGCAAAACACAGGACGGTGGATACCTGTTGGATACGATGGATACGCAGACGGAAACCCTGTCTATGATTGGTGGGAATGTTCAGAATGCGGATGGGAACACACAGGCGATGAGGAAAGTTTGACGGCATTCTGCCCGAATTGTGGGGCAAAGATGGAGGTGTAAATAATGACCAGGGATGAGCAAATTGATTGGTTATGTCGACTAATAGCAGACTTGAATAACGGGGTTATCTTTACTCCGTGGAAAAAAGAATTTACCGAAGCACTAACAGGTATTTTAGAACAAGAACCTTGCAAGGATGCGATAAGCAGACAATTTATGTATAAACTAGGGGCAACTTGCATAGCAGCGAGAGATAAAAATGGCAAGTTAATAGCACTAGGGGCAATAGAAGAATTACCACCCGTTGCACCACAACAGGCAGGGCATTGTAAAGAATGTACCGATTGTGTGCTTGACAAGATAAGAGCTGAGATAGAACAGGCGGCAGATAAGCAATTTCAAATTGCAATGGGTGTTGCAGACTTAAACGAGAGATACACGCATTTACAGATGGAAAATGCATACAGATATAGTTTAAATATTATCGACAAGTACAAGGCAGAAAGTGAGGTAGAGGAATGAAAAAGATACGACTATTTTCTACTAAAGCGATAAAAGGTATTGAGGGAGAAAAAGCTGAACTATATGTAAATTTCTACTTGGTACTGAAGAGGAATTATATTTTTACATTTTTGATAGATGCTCCGAATTTGTCATGTAGTGACAGGCATCCTATAAAGCTGTGGAAAGACTTTCTGATAATGCTTGAAGAAGAAAATGTTAAATATATGCGTAGATATGAAAGTAGATATGAAAAAGGCAGAAAGTGAAGGTGAAGAACAATGAATCAGAAAGCAGGCACATGGGAAGTGTTTCACTATCCCGAACCGGAAGGACGCTGGGACTGGGAATGCTCTGAATGCGGCAACCTTCAGACGTTCAGGACAAGACACTGCGAACGCTGCAAGTGCGAGATGGATGACGGTCTTGAGATCCGGATTCAGGGGGAGGAAGATAGCCTATGAAGATATACATATCCGGTCCTATAACCGGCACCGATGATTACCAGGAACGCTTCTCGGCAGCAGAGCAGATAATAAATACAAATGGTGACGGTGATATTGTGGCTGTCAATCCGGTGAAAGAGACTGCAGGCATTCCGGACGGATCGCCTTGGGAAACATACATGAAGGCATGCATGAAGATCCTGGCAGACTGTGATGCTATCTACATGCTCGATGGCTGGACCGGCAGCAGGGGAGCAAGGCTTGAATATCTTGTGGCAATGGAGCTTGGGTTACGAGAGGTGAAGGGATGAGAGTTAGTGATAAGCGAAAGGAAATCCATTATCTTGACTATGAAGAAAGCAGGACAATATATATGGGCTGGCTTGATTCATACAAAGCAGCCGTAGCAGAGAAGGATGAGATGCTGACAAAGGTAATGGGAGGAGCTATCCGCTACGACAAAGAAGCAGTGCAGACTTCGGTAAGCGGATCGCCATTAGATGATTACATGGCAGCAGTGGAGTCCAAAGGATTAGACAAACGTATAGATCACGCAAGAGGGATGCTTGATAAGTGGCGCGATGTACTGGATGTGCAGGAGATCGAACTGAGAAGGAGCCACGAGATATATGACAAAGTATATGTATGCAGGTACATAGACGGAATGACCGTAAGACAGATAGGCAGGAAGCTTAGCTACTCCAAGTCTCAGGTATTCAGGATAGACCAGGAGATACAGGAGAAGATATCCGAAAAAAAATAAAAGATGGGACACTATGCAACGATTTGCGACTCTGAGAGTGGTACAATGATAGCGTGGAAAATTGAGAGAAAGAATATCGTTAAGGCATCACATGCGTGGTGCCTTTTGTTATGGAGTAGTGCATGGCTAAAGAATTTGCAAAGGCACTGTACAACTCAAGCACATGGCGTACCCGTATACGCCCTGCTGTGCTGGCAAGGTGCAGATACATATGCGAGACGCCGGGATGTTTCAATCCGGCTGAGGAAGTGGATCACATTATAGAGCTTACACCGGAGAACATAAGAGATCCAAAGATTGCTTATGACTTGAGTAATCTTCAAGGGTTATGTTCTGCTTGTCATAAAGCAAAAACGAAATCGGAAATTGAAAGCAGAAAAACCGGGAGTCTCCTGGCTCCTGTGTACTTCAGTCCGGACGGGGAGGTGGTTGTTAAGTGAGTTCGACAGAAACGAAAAAGAAAAAAGCTCCGGCTGCATCCCCCCGGGGTAAGGCCGCTCAGGCGGCCTCCTCGAAGACCGCGCCCCCCTCTTCTTTCGAACCCACTGACGGGTGCGTAAGGGGTGTAGGTAAAGAGGCTGAAAAAGTGCCAAAAAATACGTGCATATATTCAGAAACGGAACGAAAGAGAAAAATTAAAAAAGAGCTGAAAAGACTTAAAAAATTACTCGAAAATGTGGACGAAACCAAAAAAAGCGTTGCGCAAAATCTCATCGAAGATGCTGCGTTTATGTATGTAACCCTGGATGAGACCAAGCAGATCATCAACCGGGACGGCATCATAGAGGAGTACCAGAATGGAGCAAATCAGAAGGGGTTCAAGAAGTCGTCTGCGGTGGAGGTATATGACAAGATGGTCAACACATACAGCAAGGTGGTCAAACAGCTCTGCGAAATGCTCCCGGCCGGAGAGAGTGATGATGTGGCTGAGAGTATTCTGGATTTTGCCCGGAGGGTTAGATGACTTATGCGGAAGAATACTACGAGCAGATAAAGAGTGGACAGGAGGTTGTCTGCGAAGAGATACGGACACTTTACGAGCGTGAGTGTAACTGGATGAAGAAGCCACCGAAGGATTTTCCATTTTACTACGATCCGGAGCGTGGTCAGCATCACATTGAGTTTATCGAGAAGTTCTGCAAGCAGAGCAAAGGCAGACTTCAGGGGCAGCCCCTGCATCTGGAACTATTTCAGAAGGCAAAGCTGGAACTTGTATTTGGCTGGGTGGAAAAAGACACTAACCTTCGCCGGTTTAGGGAAGTGGTAGACATCCGGGGGAGAAAATGCGGGAAATCTACCGAGACGGCAGCAGTTGAGTGGGACATGGCAGTAGATGACTGCGAAATGGGAGCAGAGATCTACTGTACGGCCAACAAGAAAGACCAGGCGAACATAATATTCACAGAGTGCGTGAACATGCGCATGCAGTCAAAAGCACTCATGAGGATATCAAAGAAACGGCAGAGCGACATATACATTCCGCCGTTTATGAGTTTTATAAAATCACTCGCATCGGATACATCCACTATGGATGGCCTGAATGCGCATTTTTTCTCGCTGGACGAATTCCACGAGCAGAAGACATCAAAGCTTTACGATGTCATGATACAGTCGCAGTCAGCCAGAGAACAGCCTCTTGCGTGGCTTATATCGACAAACGGATTTGTGCGTGAAGGTTTTTTTGATCAGAAATTCGCATACGCCCAGAATGTTGCGTTGTGGACGGAAGGCTTTGAAGATCTTAGGATGCTCTCACTTATCCACAAGCTGGACAGAAGGGAAGAGTGGGAAGATCCGAGCTGTTGGGGAAAAGCAAACCCAGGGCTCGGGAAGATTAAGAAGATTCAGACTCTTGCGGAATTTGTTCAGAAGGCAAAAAGGGATCCTGACTTTCTTCCTACGGTCATGACAAAAGATTTCAACATGCCGGAGAACAGCAATATGGGTTGGCTTCGTGTGGATGAAGCCAAAAACACGGAGTCTGCAGATATGGAGTACCTGAAAAACTCCTATGCCATAGGCGGATGTGACCTGAGTGCAACAACAGACCTGACTTGTGCAACACTGATCATATGCAAGCCGGAGGATAAGCGCTTCTATGTACTCCAGAAATATTTCCTGCCGGCATCAAAGGTTGAAAATCAGGAGCTAAGAGACAAGAGGGAGGCTCCTTACAAAGCGTGGGCAAAGAAAGGATACCTTGAACTTTCCGAGGGTGCAACGGTTGACTTTCATCAGGTGACGGAATGGTTTGTGCACATGGTGAAGCAGTACAATATCCGCCCTCTGTGGATTGGATACGATGCAGCGCTTTCAGGATACTGGCGTGAAGAGATGGAAGGGTACGGATTCGACATGGAGAAAATCCGTCAGGGCCCTTTTACATGGACTTATCCCATGAAGGAGCTGAAAGGCCTCCTTCAGGAGCACAGAGTGGTCTATCAGAACAATCCCATGCTGTACTGGTGCCTGCTCAATACCGGCGTTAAGTCGCTTAACAAGGACGGCATAGAAAGTATACAGCCGGTGAAGATAGTAGCCGGAAGAAGGATAGACGGAATGGTGTCTCTGCTGAATGCATACACCTGCTACAAAAAGCATGAAGAGGAGTATTTGAGATACATCAAATGAGCATTTTATCAGATATTTTCAGTAAATTCATAAGCCGGAAGACAAATGTAAAGCTTTTTGGCATAGGTGGTTCTTCTGCTCCCTGGACGGGCGATATGTGGGAACATGACACCATGAGGGCAGTAGTAGATACTATCGCCACTCATGCCGCAAAAGGAAAATTCAAGCATGTGATACTTGGAAAAGATGGCCATGTAAGCAAGGTCATATACAACTCGAAAATCACAAAGCTGCTGAATGAACGGCCGAATGACCTTATGAGCGGGTACGACCTCAAGTACAAACTGGTGGCTCAGCTTGAAACAAAGACGCTGGCTGTGGCATGGATCCGCAGGGATGAAAAAGGAAATCCTATAGCTGTTTATCCGATAGACTACGGCACGCTTGAAGTACGAGAAGTAAAAGGTGGCGGATATGCTATTTGTTTTACGGACAAGGACGGAATTGAACACGCCCTGTATATCCAGAATTGCATAGTGCTTCGTAAGTATTTCAATAACCGGGATGTATATGGTGACGGTAACGGCCCTATCTACAAGGTGCTGGATATGTCGAAGGCCTCAGATGATAACTTTATTGATTCGCTTAAGAAAGCAAACAAGATTAGGGGCGTATTCGTCAACAAAAAGTCCATGCTGGACTCAGATGATGTAAAAAAGAGCCAGGAGGAATTTGCTAAAAGATTTGAAAATGCTAGCGAAAACGGTGGGATAGTAGGACTGGACTCTATGGAGAATTTCCAACCGCTCAATATGTCAAGTTTTTCGGCGAATGCGGCACAGATGAAGGAAATATCCAACCGTATATTCACCTACATGCGTACACCGGAAAGAATAGTCCAGTGTACATATTCGGAGCAGGAGGGCATAGCGTGGACGGAATCGAGGATAGAGCCGATATGGCAGCAGTTTGGAGAAGCTGTGACGAACGCTTTTTTCACGGAACACGAAAGGGAGTGCGGAAACCGGATCGTTATTACCGGGGGAGTGCTGACCGGAACTTCGGTACAGACCAGAGTGACTCTGATTGGAACCACAAGGGAAATCGGAATGTTCACAACGAATGAGCAGAGGGAACTTTTAGGCTATCCGCCTATAGAAGGTGGCGATACTATACAGGTTTCACTCAACTATGTGAAATCAACCAACCAGGATTATTATCAGACGAAAAAAACGAAGGAGGAAAACGATGGGAACAGTCATGGAACCGCAGAAGAGATCGGGGAGGACAACACGGTCATTTCAGGTGCAGACACGGGAATTACAGAATGACGGGCAGGAAGAACTCTGGGTGGAAGGATACGCTGTACGCTTCAATTCGCCTACAGTACTGTTCGAGATAGATGATACGGAATACCGTGAGCAGATAAGCAGCCAGGCTTTTACGGATTGTGATATGTCGGATGTGATATTTAACTACAACCACAGCGGAAAAGTGATGGCTCGAACAAGGAATCATACGCTTCAGCTCGCAGTGGAGAATGAAGGCTTGTTTATCCGGGCAAGGCTTGATGGCACAGAGGAAGGCAGAAAACTCTATGATGAGATAAAAGGAGGATATATAGACCGTATGTCCTTCCAGTTCACAATCAGGGAAGAGGAATATGACCCGAAAGAACATTTATGGACGGTGAACAGACTCAAGAGGCTTTACGATGTCTCTGCAGTCGATATTCCCGCCTATGATGATACAAGCATTGAGGCAAGAAGAACTTCCATCCTGGAGGCGGAGGCTGAGGATGAAAGAAAACGTCAGGCGGCGGCCGAACTTCTCGACACACGGAAAAGGAAACTCAGTGCACGGATAAAATTAACACAGCAAAATGAAAAGGAGAAAGAAAAATGAGACTTGAAGAAATCAGAGCAGAGAGAGCAAATCTCGCAAAGGAACTTGAAGGCGATGTAACCGCAGAGCGTCTTGCGGAGATCGAAACCCGCATAACGGAGCTCGAGGCAGAGGAAAGAGAGCTTATGGAGCGTGCTGAGAAGACTGCTGAAGTTCGCAGAAGCCTTATTGGGAAAGAGGAGAAGGCACCTGCTGATGATGTGGAGCAGAGGGCAGCAGAGGTAAAAGCTACCGGAAGAGCTGTGATGGATGCAGCAGAAGTACGTTCTACACTTATTGCTACAGATTCCCTTGCAAAACCTACTCTTACAGGAACAGAGATCAGGGATAATCTGGAAGGCATGTCTTCTCTTATCGACATGGTTCGCGTTGAGGATCTGACCGGATGCCAGGCATATGAGGAGCCTTATGTAAAGACAGAGTCGGCAGCAGGTACAAGAGCAGACGGCTCAGCCAATGCAAGTCCTAGCGATCCTGTATTCAGAGTTGCAAAGTTGAATCCGTATCTTGTAAATGTTACAAGCTATGTTTCAAAGAATATCAACAGGCTGACACCTGTACGCTACGAAGAGAAGATCAAGGCTATGGCCATCAAGGCGCTCCGCGCTAAGGTTATCGACCTTATCGTGAATGGTGTATCCGGAAGCTTTGACGGTATCAAGATCGCAACTAACACCAAGCAGGAGGCTATCTACGATACCCTTAATGTTTCCAGCGCTACGATCGGCCCTGACACACTCAAGAGCATCGTATTTGCTTATGGCGGATCGGATGAGCTGGGTGCAAATGCACGTCTTTTCCTGACAAAGGAAGACCTGGCAGCATTCGGAAAGGTTCGCGGAACAAACGAGAAGAAGGCACTCTATGAGATTACACCTGATGCTGGCAATCCCAACACCGGTATCATCAAAGAGGGAGGACTCATAGTTCCTTACTCCATCTGCTCAAAGCTCACAAGCCTTTCAACTGCTACACAGGGCGCATCAGCAATCCAGACAATGGTATATGGTGATCCTCAGAACTTCGAACTCGGTCTCTTCGGACCTTACACCATCGAAGTATCAAAGGATTACAAATTTGCCGAAGGGCTGCTCACTATCATGGGCGAGTGCATGGTCGGTGGTAACATCGTAGTACACAAGGGCTTCGTAGTAGTTACACTTGAGGCTCAGTCATAAGGCCAGTAAGGAGTAAGAAATGGCAGTAAAGGACACGGTCATAACTGCATTGAGATTATCACCGGCAGCGGCGACGGGATTAAGTGATGAGATCGATAGGAATATAAGGACAGCCCGGGCGGAGCTTAACCGCTCGGGCGTGCCCCTTGAGGTTGCGTCATCGGACCACGATCTTGTGGTAGAAGCTATTGCCACGTACTGCTGCATGAAGATGGGAGCACCGGACAGGTACGAACAGTATCGTGATGCGTGGATTTACCAGGAACAGAATTTGAGGAAGTCAACTATTGAGGTATCTACATGAACGCAATGAATGACTTGGCAACCTTGCGTACACAGACCGCAAGGACAAGGGATAAGGACGGATACTATAGCGGATCGGCCACAAGCGATCTGGACGTATACTGCAAGATTAAATCAGCCACTAGGTCAGAAGTTTATGAAGCTCTCAGGAGCGGAGTAAGCGTAAAGATCATGGCACTTGTGTATGCAGACGATTACCGTGCTGCGTGTGTTACCGTGAGTGGGAAAAAGGTTAAGCCGTCAACATTGCTGTTTGACGGAACGGAGTATTCCATAGTACGCGTATATCAGAAGGATGATGTGATCATGGAGCTTTCTCTTTCGGAGGTGGAATGATGGCTAGTCTTAAGGTCGAAATGACGGAATTTATCGACAAGTTGGCACTTACGGATTCGGATTACAGTGAAATACTGGAATCTGCCGCACCGATAGCAGAGGATGCCGTGAAGAAAGCACTCAGTCAGTCCGTAAGGTCCGGAAGTTCGGAGCTGGTGGATTCAGTCAAGCCGTACAAACCCAAAAGGGGACGCAGGAGCGGTGGATACAGTCAGCTTATCGGACCGACCGGAACGAACAAAAAGAATCCGGACGGCAGCAGAAGGAAAAATCCCGTAAGGAATGCTGAGATAGCAGCATACTTGAATTATGGCACTGCAAAAATGAGTGCAAGACCGTGGCTGGACAAAGCTGCAAACAATGCAAAAAGGGAATGTGCTGAAAAGATGCAGGAAGAATTTAACAGGAGAACCAAAGGATGAACATAAACAGCATAATGCTCGGCCTGGAAGGCGTGACGGGACTTGAAGTTGAAGAAGACAGCTATACCGGAGACAAGGACGAATATATCGTATTTGATTATGCGGATGTCCGGGGCGAACTATTCGGAGACAACGAGTCTATCATTGAAACTGCAAGCATGATTATCAATATCACGCTCATAAAGCGTAAGCCCGGAAAGAGTGAGACAAATTATCATGGAATAGCAGTGAATGTGGCGAGATATCTTGCTGAATATGATGCATCTGGTATATCTTACGGTGTTTTTTCAGAAAAACTAACAGATCAGGACGAGGTAAGGCACCTTGTCTTCGAATGTAAATTTACCAAGGAGGTAGAAGAAAATGCTTAAGGGCAAGAAGTACAAATTTGGACTCTCTAAGGTCATAATGGCCAAGAGAACATATGTCGAGGGAAGCGGTGCTACCTACAGTGATGCTTTCCAGTGCGGAGAGGCACAGACTGCAGTGGTAACACCTAACTATGCAACAGGAAGCCTTTACGGCGATGACAAAAAAGTGGTAGATGTATCCGAATTCACGGAAGCAACCATTTCGCTTGGAACGACAGTCCTCCCCTATCAGGCATCACAGATATTGTTTGGCCATAGCGTGGACCTGACTACGGGGGTGGAAGATTCATCCGCATCTGACATATCCGGGGAGGTTGGCGTAGGTTTTACATCAAAGAACCATGACGGAACCTATGATGCAGTAGTATTCTATAGGGCAAAGTTCACGGAAGGGGCTGAGAACTACCAGACAAAGGGTGATGGTATAAATTTTGTAACACCCTCCCTTGACGGAAAGATCCTTCCTCTTGAGGATGATGATCCTGACTGGAGAAAAAGGAATTTCGACTTTGCCAGCGAATCAGAGGCAGTGGATTGGATCTGCAGCATACTCGGAATAACAAACACATTCACAACCACAAAGTATGCCGTTACGCAGACACTGTCACATGCCACAAGCAGCAACAGTGCCGTAAAGGTAGCAAAGGGAACAAGCTACACCACAACGCTGACAGCAGATACAGGCTATACGCTTGCTACGCCGACCGTAACTATGGGTGGAGTTGATGTAACTTCGACCGCATGGGATAGCAGCACATCAAAGATTACTATTGCCACTGTGACCGGTGCGATAGCTATCACAGAGACAGCAACACAGGACGTATAAGACAAACTGACGGGGAGAAGGGCCTAAGGCCTTTCTCCTGCTTTGTCATATCAAGAGAGGGATTATGAATAAAAACAAAACTTTAACACTATCAGGGAAAAAATACCCATACAGATGCAGCAATTCCGTTCTTGCAGAAATTCAGGAAGAATACGGGACACTTGCAGAGTTTGAGAGAAAACTTTCTGGAAGGAAGCTTTTACTTGATAAAAATGGAGAACCAAGGACAAACGAAGATGGGCTCAAATTATACATAAAGACAGAGCCGTCGCTTAAGGCGGTGAATTTTGCACTGCCGTTGATGATAGAAGAAGGTCTGCAGTACGAGGCTGACCAAAAAAGAAAAGAAGCTCCTGAGGTGGATGCGAAAACCATTATCGGGGAGATAGATATAAATCCGTTCGAGCTGGCTGATATGCTTCTCGAAGAATTTTACGGAGCACTGGCGATAAAAAAAGAGATCCCCAGCCAGAAGAAGATAACGGAGAAGAAGACGCAGTCATAGACTGGCAGTTAGTGGAAGTAGTAGCCATGACACGGCTGGGGTATTCGCAGAGCGAAGCATGGCACATGTATCTGGGAGAGTTTAGCGACAAGTTCCGGATATACAAGGAACTGTTCAACCTTGAAAGAACAACCCTATATAGGATCGGTCCAGAGAAGCTGGATTCACTCCGGGACTTTTAAGAGTTGCACCGGTGCAACTTTTAAAGCAAAAAGCCCTTCTTTTCATCGATTTTTCATAGTTTTTGCGTAGAAAACTATACCAAAAAACTTGTAAATATGGTAATATAATATCAAGAAGGGAGGGCACACATATGTGGACAGCGATATTATCATCAAAAGGTGTTGGAATGAGCAAAAAAGAGCAAAAACTCGTTAACCTTGTTATAGGCGCAGTTAAGGTGCTTGGATTTGTTGCATTGCTGTTCATAGTTTGGGCTCTCTGGCATTTCTAAATCAATGAAAGCATAAAAGATAATAAAAGATAGTTGGAAGCATCGGGACACACCTCGATGCTTTTTTATTGCAATGCCGCAATACAGTACAAGCGGGAACTGGCAGGGTGCATTCTCAACCCGGCGCTGCTGATAAAGGATACGTAGCTGTGGGCGGAAGCTCAAGAAGATGTCCGGTTCGAACCCGGATGCGGCAAATACGTATTATAAAGATTCCAATATACAGGAGAGATTTATGGCACTCAATACAATAGGCGTAACTTTAACATTGGACGGCGAGCAGGAATACAAGCAGGCCTTGAAGGCTATCAATGCGGAACAGAAAGAACTCCGCACTGAAATGGAGCTCTCTGCAGCTAATCATAAGGAAAATGCAAACGGGCTTGAAGCTCTCCAGGAGAAGTATGACCTACTGACAAAGAGGATTGAAACTCAAAAAGATAAGGTAGAAGTATATGAGACGGCAATCGAAAAACAGAGGGAGGCACAGGAAAAAGCCGCTGAGAATGTTGAAAAATATTCTGCATCTCTTGATCTTCTCAATGGTGATATGCAAAAACTCAAGGAATCCGGAGAAGCGACCGATGAAGAACTTAAGAATCAGCAGAATGAAATAGATAAAGCCGAAGAATGTCTCAGAAAAGCGCAACTTGCCTATGCGGACTGTGGATCAAAAATAGACGATTATCAATCAAGATTAAATATCGCAAATACACAGCTGGTAAATTGGGAGGAAGAACTTCAAAATACAAACAAGTATCTTGACGAAGCAAAAACATCAACAGATGGATGCGCTATCAGTATAGATAATTTAGGTAATGAGATTAGAGAGACAGGAGAATCGTCAGAAAAGGCAGGTCATTCACTTACAGAAGGCGTTGCATCGATTCTTATTGCAGATGGAATAGAGAAACTTGCTGATATCACTGCAAAAGCTGGTAAGGAGTTTCTTGAACTTGCCACCAATGCCGCCTTTTATGCCGATGAAATAAATACTCTGTCTACGAATACAGGAATAGCTATCGATACTATTCAGGCGCTTAAATACTCCGAAGAACTGCTTGATACATCGCTGGAAACAGTTACCAGTTCCATGGCCAAGAATATTCGCTCCATGAACTCTGCTCGTGAAGGATCGGAGGCTTATGCAAACGCATATGCTAAGTTGGGAATATCGGTAACGGATGCAAATGGAGACCTAAGGGATTCGGAAGAGGTGTTCTGGGATGTTATAGATGCTCTCGGCAAGGTTGAAAATGCTACGGAGAAGGATGCGATATCAATGCAGCTCTTTGGCCGTAATGCGCAGTCACTCAATTCTCTTATAGCTGCAGGATCAAAAGGTTTTCAGGAAATGTATCAGGAAGCTTCTGATCTAGGCTATATCATGGACAAGGAGACGATAGACAGTCTTACGAGGACATCCAATGCCATAGAAAGAGTATCCAAAACGGCGGATGCATTTAAGAACAAAATCGGAGCTGATGTGGCTCCGGTAGTAGAGGAAGCAGCTAATGAACTCAGTGCCCTTATGATGGAGCACGAGGAAGAGGTTACAGAAATCATTGAAGATGTGATACCGGACCTTGTGAAAGGGATAGAGTTTGTTGCTGATAATCTCGATACTATTGTTCCGATAGTTGAAATGATAGGAACAAGTTTCGTTGCATTCAAGACGGCAACGGCCATTACTTCGGGATTAAATGCCGTACTGGCATTGATGCCGCCAGCGCTGAATGGAGCAACGGTTGCACAGGAAGAACTGAATGCAGCCCAGGCAGCAAGCCCTGTCGGAGCTATAGCGGCCGGAATGGCACTGTTAATGACAGCTATTGTGGAGATAGCAAAAGCCTCAGCAGAATACACCCCAAAGGTTATTGAACTTACCGACAAAGAAAAAGCCTTGCTGGAATCCATTGACGCCGTGCGCAATGCTACTAAGGAAAGCGCAGATGCTTTCAGTTCCAATGTAGAGTCAATATCCACTAATAGGACTCAAGCGGCAGGACTTCTGGAAAAGCTGAAAGAACTTGCTCCGGAAGCAAAAAATGATGCTTCCAAGATGCAGGAGATGCAGTCAGTGGTTGACCAGCTCAACGTCCTTATGCCGGATCTCGGACTGTCAATCAATGAAGTTACCGGAGAGCTGAACCAAAGCACTGATGCTGTAGAAAGGTATGTTGAAGCGCTTTTCAAGCAGGCGGAGGTAGAGGCTTATCAGGAACGCATCAAAGAACTGACGCAAGAACAGATAGATATCAACAATACCCTGATCGAGCAGGAAGAGGCCTACAATGAGGCTGTAAAAAAGAACGAGGATGCGTGGAATGAATACTATGCCGTAAGAGATGAATATCAAGCCGCATATGATGAGTGGTATGCCAGTGGACAAGTGTATATGTCGGAGGAACTCCAGGCGCTTGGCGAACTCATGGAGGCGAACAAGGCTTATGCTGAGCAGGTGTCTGAAGAAACTTTTGGGCAGATAAAGGGATATGAGTCTCTGCAGGAGCAAGTTAATTCGACGGGTGAGGAAATCCAGGAGTACAAGGATCTTCTCATGGATACGACTGCAGAACAGTCGGCCACAGATGCAATGGACGGTATGTCTCAGAGCGTTGTTTCGTGGCGTGGATATGCTGTAGAAGCTACCGGAGATGTAAGTACCAAACTCGAAGAACTTGAGCAGGCATATAGCGAGGCGAAAACGGCAGCAGAGGATTCATTGAGATCCCAGATGGGACTTTTTGATGAATATACGATTGAGTCACAGTCCCTGGATGATATGACAAAAGGTCTGGAATCACAGACCGATGCTATGACGCAGTACAGCGACAACCTGCAGAAAGCACTTGATCTGAATATCGATCCTCAGATTATAGCAAGTATTGAAGAAATGGGAATTTCCGGCGCTGGATATCTGCAGGCACTGGTTGATGCTGCTGAAGAAGGCGGCGCTGCTATGGATGATTTCATGGCAGCATGGGAAGCTAATCAGGAAGCACTGAACGGCCTTTCGGAAGCTATGGCCGAATTTGAAGTAGGCTATGGAGAAACGCTCGGAAGAGTAGTAGAGACCGGGGAAGAGTCAGCACAGACTATGCTGGAAGATCAGGAAGCATTTTCTGAGCAGTACGTACAGTCGTGGGACGATACTGGTGCCGCAGTTGCGCTTTCTATCGAGGAATCGCAGCCGATAGTCATCGAGAATGTCGAAACAATGGCATCAATGGCTGTTACAACACTCAATTCTGAACTTGGAATAGCAGATGGAAAGAGTTCTAAAGGCTATGATGCCGGTCAGATATTTGGCGGATCCATGGCAGATGGCATAAAGAGTAAGGAAGATGAGATTGTTGATGCCGTTGCATCGGTAGGCCGGAAAGCTTACGAAGAAGCCAAGGAATGGAGCCGTAAGGTTAATGAAGCACTTGGAGAGGATCTATGAGAACTGACAGAGACATAATAATCAGGACAGATAGAAAAATAGCCCATCTTACTGCGTTGCCTTTCACGGTGCAGAACACTTCTGGTTTTGACACCGTGGATGTTAAGCACAACACATCACAGGGGTACGGCCAGGACGGTGCAACGCTGCTTGGCAGCAGTGTCAACGTAAGGAACCTGAACATACAGGGACAGATATATGCTGAGACCACTGCAGAGATGGAGAGGTTGAGGCTTTTACTCATGGCACTGTTCAAACCGAAGACCGACATCGTGATCACCCAGGAATACGGCGGAGTAAAGAAGATGATCATTGCAAGGTCGAAGAAAACTCCGAAGATAGAGTTTTCTGCCGTGAGCATGATTCAGGAATATTCCGTTGAGCTTGTAGCCATGATGCCGTACTGGGAAGACTATGAGACAAATGTGGTAGAGATTGCGGATTGGGTAGGCGGTATGCATTTTCCTTTGCAGACTCCGACATGCTTCGGCATAAAGAGGGCATCGCTCATAGCTGTCATAACCAACGACTCCACTGACAACATAGGTATGACCATAAAATTCATGGCACATGGCATAGTGGAGAATCCTAAGCTCCTGAATGTATATACGCAGGAATTCATAAAGGTCAACTGTACCATGACCGACGGTGAAGTAATAACTATTACCACCGGAGACAGGAAGACTGTCACAAGGATGCTCGAAGGTGTATCGTCAAACTATATCGGTCACATAGACCTTGTGGGCGGCGGATACACATTCCTAACGCTGAAACCTGGAGACAACACCTTCCGGGCATCGGCAGAGGATGGTGAGAGCCTGCTTGAAACGCAGATCACCTATAAGAACAGATATGTAGGAGTCTGATATGGAAATATTCATGTTTAGCAGGAGCCTTGAGCTCATTGGAATAGTGTCGAATTTTTCGAGCCTTGAATGGTACCGGAAGCTCTCAGAGCCCGGTACCTTTTCAATATCATTCCTGGAATCGGATGCGGGAACCCTGCAGACCGGAATGATATTGTACAACACGGACGAACCGGAGCCTGGGATCATAACAAAACTCACCAGGGAGTCGAACGGAAAGGGGAGCGAACTGGTCATAGCAAAGGGCTATACGCTCAGCAGATGGCTGAACCAGCGTATAGTGGCTACGAGGGAACTGCTAAGCGGTACACCTTCGTCCATAATGCGTACACTTGTGACAAACAATGCCATATCCCCTTCCAACAATGACAGGAAGATTCCGAACCTGTACCTGGGGAATGATGACAGCGTGGTCACCGACACGATGCAGTATCAGACAGAGTACACAAACCTTGCAAAGGCGCTCACGGATATAGCAGACTCATACGAGCTGGGATATGGGCTCCGTTTCGATATGTCAGAAGGTAAGCTGTATTTTGATATATGGTCCGGAACTGACAAAACGGTAACGAGTGAAAATCCCTGCCTGTTCTCACCGGAGTTCGGCTCGGTATTCTCACAGAGGTATTACGAGGACATAAGCAAGTATGCAAGCTACATAATATGCGGCAGCGGAAATGATGATGACAGGATTATCCAAGATACTGGTGGAGGCGTGGGGCTCGACCGGTATGAGATATATGCTACTGCTTCCGGCATTTCCAAGAAGAACCAGACAGAAGCACAGATAAAGGCACAGCTTCGGAGTGCAGGAGCTGAGAAGCTTGCAAAGTACCCGAAGACGAAAGGATTCGAGTCAAAGATAAATATCGAAAATGTCACATCAGAGTTTTTCCTGGGCGATTATGTCACATGTGAGAACAAACGATGGGGAGTAAGAGAGAACATGCAGGTCAGGGCTATCAGGCGAAATGTGAGCGCCACGAGGGATGAGACCACAGTAACCTTCGGGGATCCCGTACCAACACTGACAAGCCTATTAAAAGCAAAGGAGTAGAGAAATGGCAGAGAGTACAGAAAAGTTTTTTCCGTTTGACGGCAAAGACCGTGAATACAAAGCCGATGATTTTGCCAGATACTATAGGGCATTCATCACATCCGGCCTATTCATGAATGCGAGCACAAACCTTCAGGTGGTGGCCGATAGCGGCATGAGCATAAAGATAAGCGCCGGAGCAGCGATCATAGACGGATACCGCTATGACAATACCGCATACCTTGCAAAGACGATATCGGCAGCAGATGGACTTCTTTCAAGGATAGACAGGATAGTGATCAGGTGGGATAAGGAAGCACGCGAGATATACGCCGCAGTGTTACAGGGAACTCTGGCAGCAGAACCGGTAGCACCTGACATAACACGCAACAGCGACATAAAAGAATATGCCCTTGCTGATATCCTGGTTTCAGCCGGAGCATCTTCCATAACCCAGGCTGACATTACCGACAAGCGTATGGATTCGCAAGTGTGCGGAATGGCGCTGCCCTGGGCTACGCTCGACACATCCACGCTCGCAAGACAGTATGAGGCGTGGGCTGCTGAGGCTATGGCTTCAGGTGATGCCGAAGCACGGGCGCTCCTAGAAGAAATGCGGGATATTCTGGACGGATCGGCAGCAGGCCACCTGCAGAACGAGATAGATGATCACGAGGACAGGCTTTCAAGACTTGAACACATGGTGATACAGAACGAGATCGAGTGTCCTATAACGGACGATGATGGCACCATTATTACCGACGATGCCGGAAGAGCGGTATCGGCTGACTGGAAGTATCGGACTGCTTCCGTGGTACCTGCGTAAATACGCTGCTTTACGGCAGCATAAAACAAAATACCGCTGCCAGCTGGCAGCAGAAAAGGAGCAAAAATGAGTATAAGCATTGAAACAAAGAAATTTACAGAGTTTGACGCAATAAGCGTCGCTCCGGATGATGCCGTACTGCTTGTCAGGACAAATTCTGGAGTGAAAAAGATCAAAGTCGCAGATTTCAAGAGTGATTTTGCGGCTGCTTACGACATCGTGGATAGGGTTTACAAGGGAGTAGATCTCACAGTAAAGTTCGCTGACGAAATTGCAAACTATACCGATGCATGGGCATGGTTCCAGGCTCGCCTCGATGCTGACAACCTTGAGGGCATCCATGTAAAGGACTATATCCCGTTCAGTGTATCCGGAGAGAATCACAAGGCAAGAATTGCAGGTATAGATACCTTCCACAAGACAGGCTCTACTGAAGTAGGACACCATGTGGATTTTATATCAGAGGACTGCTATGGAACAACCCATAGATATAATGCAACGAATACCAACCAGGGCAATGCTACGACAGGCTCACCTTTTAAGGCTTCAGAGCTATACAGCTGGCTTAACAGCACTGTATATAATGCTCTTCCGGCGGAGCTCAAGGCCGTGATAAAAGAAAAATATTTGTATTATCCACTGAGATACACAAGTGGATCGAATCTTACAGATGATAATAGCTGGGAATTTGGCTCATTCGGAAAGCTCTGGCTGCCACTCGAAGGCGAAATCTTCGATACGCCGCAGTGGTCAACAAAGGGATATGGCAACCCTTATGCTACGCAGTATCCGATTTTTGCAAATGATGCATCTGCAAGGATAAAGGGTGCAGGCCCTGGCGGCAGCAGGGCGTCCTGGTGGACCGCTTCCGCCGCTTCCGGCTACGCCACTGCCTTCGCGAATGTGTACGCGTACGGCGCTGACGACCACGCCAACGCCAGCTACGCGTTGTCCGTGCCCATCTGCTTCCGGTTAATCAAGGCAGCTTAATGAAATAATGCGCCACCCTCCTGTGGTGGCGCTTGTAAAGATATGAGTAGTGTATATGCAAGAAACAGAAAGAAGACACCTTTCGACGCTGTAGATTTCGCCGCCGCATTGCAGGATGCAATAACAAAGCATTGCGGCGATGAAAAATATGTCCCGAAAAAGTGGAGATTGCTGATTGGGCAGGATCTGATAAGCAAAGCTGATGAACTTATGGATAATGTCATGTATGCAAATGGACTCAATACAAAAGATGAGAGACAGAAGAAGCTCCGGACGGAGTATCAACGCATGGCATTCATCAACTGCGACCAGCTGGACAGGAAACTGGCAAGGCTGATCACAGTAGTTCCATCAGCTGATGCGGGCGGGATGCGAGATATCCTGGATCTGCTGAACAGAACCCAGAATGCAATTTACCGCTGGATGCGGGGCGAAAGAGGATAGCGGCTGTAAACTGGTCTGCGGGCGAACTGGTGGACCGCTTCCGCCAATTCCGGCAACGCCACTAACTTCGCGAATGTGAACGCGAACGGCAATGACAACAACAACAACGCCAGCAACGCGTTGTCCGTGCCCATCTGATTCCTTTTATTGCGAGACCGAGTAGGAAACGAAAGCAGAGCATAGGAATGGAAGGAGACGCTATCCTTCGGCGGTAGCCGTAAACTACCACCGGGACGAGAACAGGCGGACGCTGCTTGCATGGTATAAGGGAACATGAAAGCCTTATATTTCATGCCTGTATCCTATGCGGCTATAGTAACATGTCGAGCCGTGCCGGGTGGATATTGTAATGACAAGCGAAGAAAGAAGACAAAGAAGATTTGAAAGAAGAAAGGCAAAGAGGGAGCGTAAACGCATGGAAGCTGTCGGAGAAAACGACAGCTTTTTGAATGCTATATCCCTGAATGCACTTTATAAGGCTGCTATTACCACCAGACGTGGAGTCGGATGGAAAGCATCGGTCAAGAGGTTCCATATGACGCTTATGAAACATATCTGGCGGTTGCATGAGAATCTAATGAACGGAAAGGATGTCCGGAAAGGCTTTATAGTTTTCTATGTGGTGGAGCGTGGCAAGAAACGGAAAATAATGTCAGTACATTATAGCGAAAGGGTAGTACAGAAAGCCCTGTGCCAGAGTGCACTTTATCCTATCTTCACAAGGTCGCTGATATATGACAACGGAGCAAGTCAGAGGGGAAAAGGAACAGCCTTCGCGTTAAAACGACTGACTATACATCTGCGGAGACATATACACAGACACGGAAGAAAAGGCGGGATACTGCTCATAGATTTCAAAGACTATTTCGGTAGCATAGACCATAAGGCACTCAGGGATATTTACGAGAAGATGATCCACGATGATCGCCTTCGTGAACTTATATGGATATTTGTGGAGGCATTTGGAGATAAAGGACTTGGACTCGGATCCGAGACTTCTCAGATTAATGCGATCACATTCAGAAACCGGGCAGACCACTATGCAAAGGAAGTGCTGCGGATAAAAGGATATGCCGGATATATGGATGATACATACCTTATTCATGAAGATACCGGCTATCTGATGGAATGCCTGGAGAAATTGAGAATAGTCTATGGTTCGCTTGGAATCACAGTGAACGAGAAGAAAACGAGGATATGTGATTTTAAGCATGGATTCACTTTCTTGAAAACGAGATTCTATATTACTGAGAGCGGGCATATCGTAAAGAAGCCCTGCAGAGAATCCATAGTCCGAGAACGCAGAAAGCTTAAAGGACAGGCAAAACTGATAAGCAAAGGAGAACTGACAGCAGAAGATGTCAGGGCATCCTATGCAAGCTGGAAAGGCTCAATGAAAGGAAAAGATGCATACAGGACGGTAAATCGCATGGATGCTCTTTATAACAAAATCATAATCAATGAATGGAGGGAACAGGAATATGGCTAAGAAAGCAGCAGCAACAGAAAAAAGGGACGAGCAGGTTATCCAGGGAGAGATCAATGCATACAAGATTCTTCTCAAAGATACCGACTACATAGCAATCAAACATTCAGAGGGTGAGATATCGGAAGCTGACTATGAACCGACAAAGGATCAGCGGGCAGAATGGCGTGAAAGGATCAATGAACTTGAAAAGGAGCTGGAAGGATGAATCAGGTAGCTGTGGTTGAAGGACTTAATGAAGTTATCCGGATGCAGTCTGATATTATAGACGATCTTTTCTCTCTGCTGATGCAGCATATCAGCGCAGCAGATGCAGAAAAGATAACTGCAAAAATCCGGAGTGCATCCGAAAAAGCGGAAAGGCTGGGCGTGGAAAAATGAGAGAAGGAAAAGGAATACAGGCAACGGTAGTTCTGATCTTCACGACTTTAACTGCATGGCTCGGGCATCTTGCAATCCCGATGTATGTGCTTGTGGCTTGTAATTTGGTCGATTACCTTACGGGCCTTATGGCAGCACCTCACAGAGGAGAACATCCTAATTCATACAAAGGCTTCAATGGAATCGCAAAGAAGATCTGCATGTGGATCCTGGTAGGAGTAGGAGCAATGATAGATGTGCTTATAACCTATGCAGCCGAGCAGGTCAGCCCCGGATTCATGGAGCCTTTTATTGTTGCAATAGTGGTAGCTATCTGGTTGGCTTTTAACGAGATGATATCGATACTTGAAAATATCCGCGACATAGGAGTGGTGCTTCCACCGTTTTTAGTGAAGCTTGTGAAAATGCTCAAGAAGAAGACGGAGGACGTAGTAGACAAGGAGGTGGACAATGCTGACGACAAAGATAGAGAATCCGATACCGGTGATAACTGATCCGGAAGATCTGAAGGACTGGGAAGAGTTCCCGGAAGATTTTGAAGGAGAGGAGGATGACGAAGATGATAGTGAGCAGTCTGGCAAAGGTGACAATAGTATCGCCAAATAAAAGCAAAAGGACATCAAAAATCGACACGATATCCATCCACTGCATGGCTTGCAATGGGAACATCGTAGCCATAGGTAACAGTTTCGCAAAGCCATCAAAAAAAGCGTCCAGCAATTATGGTATAGGCTCCGATGGATCAATAGCTTGCTACGTACCTGAAGAGTACCGGAGCTGGTGCACTTCCAACAGCAAGAACGATGACAGGGCTATCACGATAGAGGTAGCCAATGACGGTGGTGCTCCTGACTGGCATGTATCACCCCAGGCCGTTGAAGCACTTGTAACGCTTTTGGCGGATGTATGCCAAAGGAACGGCATAAAGGAACTGAAATGGAAGGCTGACAAGTCTCTGATCGGACAGGTAGCGGTACAGAACATGACCGTTCATAGGTGGTTCAAAAACAAAGCCTGCCCGGGCAATTATCTGTATAACCTGCATGGCAGCATAGCACAAGCAGTCAATCAAAGACTTGGAGTTGCACCGGTGCAACAGCCTCAATATCCGGCAACGATGGAAATTGCAGTTCCGACAGTGAAAAAGGGAAGTAAGGGAGCGAATGCCAAGCTTCTGCAGAAGAACCTTAACAGCTTTGGATGCGGCTTGGTAGAGGATGGCATTTTTGGGAAAGCATCAGTTGCAGCCCTGAAGGCCTGGCAGAGGGCTTATGGTTTGTCAGCAGATGGCATCTATGGTGCAAAGAGTGCAGCTAAGATGAAAGAACTTATCGGCTGA